TGGCCGTCGCCGCCGCGTCGGTCCCGCCCAGGCTTGCGCAGCCGGTCAGAGCCATCGCGCCCGCCGACGCCAAAACCGGCCGGCTCGCCGCCCGCAACAGCCCCAGCGCATAGTCGCCGGATCGCGTCCGCGTCAGGACCTGCCGACGCAGCCTCGGATCGAACGAAATGTGGCACCACGAACCCTCTTCAATGATCTGATCGAACGGCAAGTCCGCCGCCGCGAGCGCCCGACACACCCGTGCCGGATCGCCAAAGCCGTGGCAGTTGAAGTCCACCGCATAGCCCTTCAGGTGGGCCGACGTCCGGGCGCCGCCTACGCGGCGGTTGAGCTCGGGCGAGCGATATCCGCTGGTCACGGTGATCACCCGGTCATCCAGTTCGGCCCGCACCCCCTCCATGCGCCGCGCGGTCTCGCGCAGCGTCTTAATCACCTGCGCAGGTGGCCGGTTGTCGATGTCGCGGTGTTGCGTGACGCAAAGTTCCTCCAGGGTGAAATTGGGCGACAGTCGGGTGGTCATGCCGGCCTCCGGGGCTGGGGTTGGGGGTCCATTTGGGGCTCGAGCCGCGCGCTCGACGGCGGCGGCTCAGGGGGATGCGGATGCGGCGGGTCGGCGTGGCCCGACCAGATCTGCGCGAGCGCCCAGGCCAACAGAGCGGCCGTGACGCCCCAGGCCCGCGCCTTGAGGGCTTCCACGGCCCTTAGCGTCGAGCCCGCCGCCGCTCGGATCTCGCCAAGACGCTCCTCGCAACGAGTCTCATGGTCGTGGAGGCGTTGTTCGACGGCCGCCAACCGTTCGCTGAGCGCGGCCATCAGGTCTTCACCCCGACGCTGCCGCCGAAGGTGATGCCCTTGGTCTTCTCAACAGTCTGGTCCGACTTGACGCCGGCCTCCGTCTCACCGGCGAAGAGGCCGATGGGCAGCCCCTGCAGCATGGCGACGATCTGCTGGGTGCTGGTCACGGGCGCGCTAAGTTGCGCCTGCTCGATGCCGCGTTGTGTAGCCCCCACCGCGCCCAGCGTCTCGATGTTGGCCCTGCGGTTAGCGTCCAGCCCGTTGGCCAGCCACGCCAGCTGATCGGCGACGGTCAGCTGGCGCGCGCCGAGCCCTTCGGCGAGAGCGATCTTTTGCGCCCTGTCCTGCAGCGCCAGTTGAGCGTTCGCGATCCGGGCCTGGGTCGCCCGGTCAGCGTCGCCTTGGGCGGCGCCCAGCGCGGTTTGCCAGCCTGACGACCGGAGCCCACCCAACGCGCTCGCCCGCGCCCGCGCCAGTTCGCCCTCGGTGGCGCTCCGCGTCAGGGCGGCGCCCGAGCCGCCGAACGCACCCGCGCCAGCCAGCTCCAGATCCTGCCGCGCCCGGGTCCGACCGGCGTCTTCGTCAAGATCCGCGGCGGTCGCATCCACCACCTGGCTCAGATAGGGATTCAGGTAGCGGTCGGTGTAGTCATAAGCCTTGCCGCCCGAAGCGAACGGCGTCGCCGCCTCCTGAAACGGCTTGGCCCAGCCGCCGTCCGCCGCGGCGCGCGTCAAGTCCACCGCCTGGCCATATACACCGTCGTAGCCGCCCAGATCGCCGGTCCGGTGCGCAGCTTCGATCTGCAGCGGATGCCTTGGCGCCACATCCGCTGCGGGATTGCGGCTAAGCAGGCTCTCCACCCGCCCCGCGGCGCCTTCGGTCAAGGACGTCGCCCAACCCGGCAATGTTGGGGTCCGAGTGTTGGAAAACGTGCCGCTCGACGTGGTGGTCGTCTTGCTCTTGTTGCCGCTGAAACTCAGTCCCCGGGGTGGAAACGCCATCGGAGTTCTCCTTGAAATCTGTCAGGCCGCGCCGGCCGGCGCGGCGTCGAACATCGGCTTGCCGATCCGGCAGCCGGTAGGTGCGCTCTCTCCGGAGACACGCAGCTTGAAGAGCCTTCCCGCAATCAGCAGATCCGCCTTGGCCGTGCCGGGCGCCAGCGTCACCGCCTGGCGCGCGGTCTCCGGCCCTTGCGGATGCAGCCGGGCGACCGCCTCCACGGTCACGGGACCGGCCTGATCTCGGAAGTCGGGCCAGAGGCCGCGGATCAGCAAGGTCTGCTCAGGGTCCAGGTGCGCATCGGCGGTCTCGATCCGCCAGGAGAACGGCGCGCCGTCCGCCGAGCGCCCCTTCTCATGCAGATGGATCGCGCCGCCCGGCGTGGCGGCGATCGGGTAGGCCGAGGGCCCGGCGTCCACAAACGCGCTGCGCGCCATCTCGCCGCGATGCCAGGCGCCGGCGTCCGCGCCGCTGACCGCAAGCGCCAGATATCGACTGTTCTCGAATCCGTCGCGCCGATCAGGATAGTCGAACCTGATTTCGCCGAACTCCGCGTTCGACGAGGCCATCACCTTGTCACCCTGGCTGGCAGCCAGTTCCTCTGCGAAATCTCGCCGGATCGGACACGGAATGGGTTCCGGCTCCCCGCCGGGCGCATAGCGATAGAATTGTCGGTCCGGGCTCGCCCAGAACGCGGTCTGGCCGACCACCACCGCGGCGTTCGGTCCGATCAGGCCGCAGTTGCGCCCCACCCGCTCGAACCGCCAGGGCTGGTTGAGCGCGCCGACGAACGCGCCAAGAAACAGTGCGTCGCCTGTCCACACCAACAGGTACGGCCCGCACATTCGGCCCGCCACAATCCGTCCGCCGCCGGTCAGCACATACTCCCGCGCCGTCGAACCGGGGGCCGTCGTCGACCACTGCGTGTTGTCGCGGATCGAGGAGTGGCGGATGCAGAGCGGATTGAAGGTCCCGGAGACCTCCTCGCTGCAGCCCAGCGCGAACACCTGATAGCCACCGCCCAGGGGCGCCACCAGCATGTGGGTCACCTTGGCCGGCGCGCCCGCAAGCGCCACCGCTTTCTGCGCGGTGTTGTTGGTCCAGGCGAAAATGGTCTGCCCACGTGGGCTCGCCAACAGGTGCTGGCCCCAGGCCCCGAACGACCAACTCAGCGGGAAGTAGTCGCCGGCCGAGGCCAACCCGAAGCCGCCGACACCGTAAGCGCCGGTCCCGAAACCCGCCGAACCTGCGCCATGTTCGGCGCCGGCGGTGAAACCGCTGGTCGGCGTGAGGTCGAACATCTCTCCGCCGCGCCACAGCGATAGGCCTGTGTGCGTCCCGAACGCCACATCCAGAACGCCGGCGTTATCGGTCCAAGGGAAGATCCCCCGGCAAACGCCGGCCAAGGTGGCGTTGGTCAGCCGTTCCCATCCGCCGATCGTCTCCGGCCGGCCGAGCCGGAACCGGACGTTGGAACCGTCCGCCCATCGGCCCCCGGCCGCGAAGGTGGTGTCGTCGCCGCTCAGGCCGGGCGGCAGCTCCAGAGGTATCTGCATTGGCAAGGTTCCCGCCGCCGACCGAACGGGCCGGCTTGTTTCGGGGCGCGCGCCCCGGCATTCATCGCGCTCATTGATCAGAGGCCCGGCATGCGCCGGCGCCGCCGCAGGACCGTCCCTTGACCGAGACCAGCACCTCGACCGCCGTCATCCGCGCCGAGCCCGATGGCTACGACATGGGCAAGACCAAGCTCATGGGTCGCCAGGCCGCGGGCCATGGCTTCCTGCGCGCCGCCGTCATGGGCCGGGGCGAGCATCCGATCTTTGGCTACACGCCCTCACAGGGTTCGGCCCGCGGCTTCGAACGCATCGTCGGCGAGATCGATCCGACAGCCCGCTTTCAGTGGATGCCGGCCGACCAGCTGGAGCGGCTGGGCGAGGTGGGCGTGCTCTATCTCGCCGACATCACCGTCGCCACGCACGCGCGCCTGCGCCTCCGGGCCGGGGTCGGCGCCTTCTCCCTCTGCGGCGTGACTCACACCACCGCCAGCGCCGGCGCCATGGATGAGATCGTTGGTCTGTTGCGTGAGCCGGTCGCACCTTGGGATGCGCTGGTCTGCACCTCTACCTCGGTCGTCGAAACCGTCCGTCGGATCCATGAGGCCGAGGCGGACTATCTGCGCTGGCGGCTGGGCCCTGAGGTCCGCATCCAAGGGCCGCAACTCCCGCTCATTCCGCTCGGCGTTCACTGCGATGACTTCGAGATCACGCCGGAGGCCCGCGCCGAGGCCCGCGCGGAGCTCGGTCTGGATGACGACGTCACGGTCGGCCTCTTCGTCGGTCGCCTCGTGTTTCACGCCAAGGCCCACCCCTTCCCGATGTTCCGAGGCTTCCAGCTCGCCGCCGAGCGCACGGGCCGCAAGCTGGCCCTCATCCTCTCGGGCTGGTTCCCCAACAAGGGCGTTGAGGACGCCTTTATCCAGGGCGCCGCTCAGTTCGCACCCGACGTTCAGCTGATCGTCCTTGAGGGGCGCGAGGCTGCCGCCAAGGCGCGCGCCTGGGGCGCGGCCGACCTCTTCGTGTCGCTCTCCGACAACATTCAGGAGACCTTTGGCCTTACCCCCGTTGAAGCCATGGCCGCCGGTCTGCCGCTCGTCGTCTCCGACTGGAACGGCTACCGCGACACGGTTCGCGACGGCATCGACGGCGTCCGGGTGCCCACCGCGGCCCCGGCGCTGGGCGGCGGCCAGGCTCTGGTCCGCGCGCTGGAGACCGGCGGCTTCAACTACGATCAGTATTGCTGGGCCACCGCCGCCACGATCTCGGTCGACATCGAAGGCGTCGCCGCCGCCGTGGCCGCCATGGCCGTCTCGCCGGACCTCCGCCGACGCATGGGCGAGGCCGGCCGCCAACGGGCGCGCGACGTCTATGACTGGCCGGTCGTCTATCGCCAGTACCAGGCGCTCTGGGCCGAGCTGAACGCCCGGCGCAAAGCCGACACCGCCAACCCGGAGATCGCCGCGCGCCTCAAGGCCGCGCCCACCTCAGGCGCCAGCCGCCTGGATCCCTTCAACGCCTTCGGCCACTACGCCACCCGTGCGCTCGGCCCATCCGCACGACTAGAACTGATCCCAGGCGCTGACTCTCAGACGCTTCGGGCCATTCTCAATCACGGCCTCTTCAGCGCCCTGTCATCGCCCCACGATCACATGGAGCGCGCCTTCGCCGCCATCGCCGCCCAACCCGGCCTCACCGCCCGAGACTGCGCCACCGCCATCGGCGTCCCAGTCCCCGGAACGATCCGCGCGATCGGGTTGCTGATGAAGGTGGGTCTGGTGCGGCGCGTTTAGGGGCGTCACCGGACTAGGACTGCCTGACTGCGACAACGCAAAGTGAAATCCTACCGGGTCGGCCATGGTTGCCGCCTGGATCTCCCCCCTGGCCGCCCGCGCCTGGTTCAAGTGAGTTCCCGGCACCTGGGGCTAGACCCTGAGTAACAGAAGCTAGCCCGGCAGCTCCACCTCCACCACCACCGCCGCCGGGTCCGAGACCGCCGCCTGCGCCGCCGCCATTTGCACCGGCCGACCCAATGCTGCCGCTGTTTCCACCTTTGCCGCCGACCGAAATCACACGCCCACCATCTCCAGTTCCGCCTGCGCCACCAGTACCACCTCCGACTACGCCACCCTTGCCGCCCCGGGCTAGGATCGTCTTTCCAAGAGGTGTCGTGATCATTGTATCTCCCCCATCGGTGCCAGAGTTGCCTCCGGTTGCCGTGCCACCGACACCGATTGAGTACGTGATCTGATCGCCCGGTTTGACTGGGAATTGATCGTAAACGGCGCCGCCACCGCCACCACCGCCGTTGGACGAGCCGATACCTGATGCTCCGGCACCGCCGCCTCCCCAAGCGTAAACTATGGCTGTGCCGGCCTCCAAGAACGTCAGCGACGCTTTGCCAGAGCTGGCGACTTCAAGACGCCGCATCACCCCGACCGTCTGTCGCTTCCCCCTCAACCCTTGCCCCACCAGGCCCCTGAGTGGTTGTCCCTGCATCAGTAGTCCGCCCACTCGGTGGTGAAGGCGATCTGCTTTGTAGCGCCGATGGCGGCGTAGAGTTTCTCGCCGGCCGCCAGGATCAGGGGGTTGTCGTCGGAGTAACCGAAGTCCGTCGCCGGCGCCTCGGTGGTCTGCGCCATGGTGTAGGCCGCCATCCGTGAGGAGCGGAAAAACCGCTTGATCGTCCCGCTCCCATCGCCATCCCGAAAGAGCTGGAGTTGGGTGTCAGCCACGGTCTCCAGTGGGATGGCCGAGGCCCGGGTCAGCCGCGCGCCATTGGCCCCGGCGGTGGCGATCACCAGGATGTTGGTCGGCGCGGAATAGTTGGTGTTGGCGGTGGTGCAGAGCGCGCCGCCGCTCCTGGGGCCTTGCGGCGTCACAATGCTGTTGGGGGTTACGGGCATGGGTCCGGATCTCCTGTCTTGCGGGTTTTCAGAGGGCGACGGCCATGGCGACGGCCAGGCCCTTCACGGCCGCGCCGTAGTCGGCGATGTCGGAGGAGGTCACGGCCTGCCAGCTGGCGTTGGCGCCATCGGTGCGGACGAACTTGCCCGCCGCGCCACCCTGGGCCGGCAGGGCTCCCGCGTTGTAGGTCCAGGCCACCCCCGCCACCCAGTCCTTGATCGAAGCGCCGCCATATCCAGGCGTCTTCACCGCCCCGCCGTCGGTGGCCGCCCAGACGACGTCGCCGGCGTCCACGGTCAGAGTTTCCGCGGCGCCGGTCGTCAGCGTCACCGGCCCCGCGCAGGCGTTCCAGACCAGATAGGTCTTGGCCACCGGTGGCAGCGTCACGGTAAAGGGACCCGCGCCGCCGGTGAATTTCAGCGTCGCCGAGCGCGCCTCGTCCGCCGCTCCGTTGGCGGTCGAGAGTGTGACCGGTCCGGTCAGCGGCTTCAGGGTCCAACCGGCGATGGCCCTGTCGGCGTGGGCGAGCGCCGTGTTCAGCTTCTCGCCCCAGAGGTTGATGTTCTCGCCCGTGAACTGCAGCTCCAGGCGGAGCGATGGCGACCAGGATGAAGGCATCAGACGATCACGGCTCCCGTATCTTGGCGGATCCAGTTGGTCCCATCGGAGTGGGCCAGGATGTTGAGATCGCTCACCAGCAGCAGGGTGCGAGGGTGGGCGACGGCGGGCGGCAGACCGGCCTGAGTGGTGGCGAAGATCGGCGTTGGCGCGCCGGGCTGGTTCAGCCGGTCCAGAGCCTCCTTTAGCGCCAGCAGCGGCGCACGCAGCGCCTCCGGGGCCCCCGGGCCGGCGATCAGCATGCGCCCGCCAGCTCCGGCAGGTCGGTGACCAGCCGGCTCGCCGCGCGGCTCCGCGCCGCCTTGGCGTTCAACTCGGCCACCGCCCGCTGCAGTTTGGCTTCATAGGCTTGGGCCAGCTCTCCATCGCGAAGGAACGGACCGGCCTCGCAGAGCGTGGCGAACAGGTAGATGTCGGGCGCCTCATCCAGGAGTGCATTGGTCGGCGCAACGGCCGAAAGCGAGAACGCCCTGAGCATCCTCAGCACGAGTGTCGTCGGCGCTGCGCAAGGCCGATCGAAGGTCACAGCCTGGCCGTCCACAGACCAGGCGGACGGCTCGCCGCGGGCGGTCCATGCCCGTTGACGCGCCGCTTCGACAAACGGCAACTCCTCGCGCCCCTCGGGCCGCACAACCCATAGCCGCAGCGGCTCGGTGAACCCCGCCGGCAGCGGCGCGCTCATAGCGCCCCCTGCGACATGGAGCGTCGCTTCGGTCTCCGAGAGTCGGGTCCGCAGGATGCGGTTCAGCCGCGCTTCGGCGAGCGCGATGAACTCGGGGATGCGCGCGGTCAGGTCCCCGCGCACCAGCCAGCCGGCCGCAGCCGCCTGCAGTTCGGCATAGGTTGAGATGGCCATCGGCCTCTCCGTTTCGAAGGGTTGCTGGTGGACCGGATGGGCGGGCGGCCCGCGTGCTCACGCCGGCCGCCACACCATCATTGCGAAGCCGAACTCATCGATTGGCGAGGCGGCAGGCCAGTTGCGGCCGAATGGTCTTGAAGCCGTAGAGAACATCCAGTCGGCACGGGAAGCGGTCGCTGTTGATGTCGTACTGCCGCACGATCCGCATCGAGATCCCGTCGAACACCTCGCGGGACGCGAAATCCACGCCGCGCGGCATCACCATGTCGGCCGTGGCGAACGCGAACGCGCCCTTCTGATAGGCCAGCGAGATCCCGTGCGCCGTCGAGGCCGCGCCCGCGAAGGTCACCGCCGCGCCGTTGGCCGGCGAGCCCGACACCGTCTGCCCCGCCCCGCTCGTCACAATGGCCGGCGAGATCGGGAACGAGGTCGCCGTGGCGCCGGTCCCCACCACGAACTGCTGCAACACCCCGGTCGCCTGCTTGGTCTCCGGATGCACCCGGAACACGCCGGCGATGGTGATGATATCGCCCGGATTGGGGACCCCGGCTCCGGTCGAGACCGTCAGGGTCGCACCCGTCTGACCTGCGCCGTTCACAACGAAGGCGCCATTCGACGGCCCCCGCGCGTGGCTGGGCCACAACGTGCTCTCCATGAAATCGAACCCCGCCGTCCGGCCCATGTAGCCTTCGCGGTTCTGGGTCGAGATCACGGCCTTGTCGTTGAACAGGCCCTTCAGCCCATCCACCAGGTCCAGATTATCCTGGGTGTTCAGGTTGCAGGTCCGTGCATTGAGCGGCGCCAGATTGTCGACCAGCAGCTTTCGCCCCTCCAGCACCCGGGCGAAGGTCGCTGCGGCGGCCTGGTTGTTCACCTGGCTCCAGACGTCGCGATACATGCTCATGGCGTCGGCCTCGAGGGTCGCCGCCAGCACGCTCATCGCCGGCTCCAGAATCCGGTCGGAAAAGTCGTCCAGGCTCATGGTCAGATCGACCGAGGTGAAGTTCAGGTCGACGCCCTTCTGGGTCTGCACCTTCAGATCCACCGAGCTCTCTGTGGTATCCTGGGCGGAGAGCGTCGCCCCGCTACGCACCACATACTGATTGGGCAGCCTGATTTTCAGGGTGTCACCGACCTTCGCGCCCTGCTGAGCGAAGCGGTCGTCGTAGTCCCGCGTAATCGTGCCCACGAAGCTCAGCTTCTGGTGCAGCACGCGCAGCGCCTCCCGCGTCACGGCGGTGGCGCTCAAAAGGGTGTTTGGCATCGGTTGTCCTTTGATGATGTTGGGGAATGCGCCGGACGCGCCGAGGCGCGGGCTCACCGCCCGCGCGTACTCGGTCTGTCCTTCGGATGGCGCGGAGACGTCGCCCCCGTCCGGCGTGCTCCCGCGTGGGAGGCCGGAGGGGCGTGAAAAACGTAGAGGTCAGCTAGCCAGCGCGCAGACGGTCAACAAGGCAGGGGTAGAGAGGCCGCGCGGTCGCGTCTTGAACGGGTCCTTCCATCACCGCCCGCTCATCGCCTGTGCGTTCCGCCGCCGCATCCACTCCTTGGCCGCAAGTTCATCCCGCAGACCGCCGGCTCCGCCACCCGCGCCGGCCACGCTCACGGCCGGGCGCAGCTCGCGGGCCCGGGCGGCGGCGGCCTCATCGGCCGTCTGGTCGGCTTTCCAGGCCTTGTGCAACAGCTTCCAGAGCCTGGGGTCCGCAGCCTCGGCCAGCTCCTCCATCGTGACGCCGAAGGCCCGGGCGTAGTCGACCAGCTTCGCCGCCGTCTCCGGCGACCAGCCCTCGATCTCCTGCCGCAGCGCCTGGCCGGTCCGCGCCATGGCCTCTGCGGTCTCGCGCGCCCGGCTCAGTTGTTCCTGCGCTTCGCTGCGCCCAGCTGCGTCGGACAGCACCGCATGCGCCTCGACCAAATCGGTCCGCCGCGCCCAGGCGGCCTCCGCGCCCTCCCGGTCCTGCGCCGCCCAGGCGTTCCAGTCGACGCCGTCATAGGCCTCCAGATCGTCTTCGATCAGCGCCAGACGCATCCGGTCGCGGCTCAACGTGCGCTCCGCCGCAGACCCGGCCGTAAACGCTTCCCGTTCGGCGTCCAGCGCCCGGCGCAGATCAGCCAGCTCCTGGGTCTTTCGCGTATAGTCGGCGTTCATCATGAAGGCGCCGCGCAGTGAACCCGGCAGGGTATGCACCTCGCCGTCCACCTCCAGCTCAAACGGCTCCGGCCCCGCATCAGGCATGGCTGCGCCCGCCGCCGCGTCCACGACGGTTTGATCTTTGATCTGCATGTCTGTCCTTTCAGGAGTGTCTTGCGGTCTCAGGCCGCCGGGCTCTGGGCGCGCATCCGTTCGGTCTCGGCGCGGAAGGCCTCGATCTCCAGCTTCCGGGACTTGTGCGCCTGGTCCTGCTTGAGCGCCGCCGTCTCGGCCCGCGCGACCGCCAACGCCTGGGCGAGCTTCGCCAGCTCGCCCCGCGCTTGCTCGATCTCCGGCGAGGCCCCGCGCGCCGTCGGCGGCAGGCTAGCCGCCAGCCGCTCGGCGATCTCGTCGGCTCCGGGCCAGTCCAGGTTCCGCGCCAAGAGGTCGCCGATCAGCGGCGCCGCGGCCGGATAGGCGCGGATCAGTTCGATCATCTGTCCCGCCGCCTCTTCCCGGCGGCTTGTGAAGCTCGGCCCCGAGCGCACGGTCAGGTCGTATCGCCCGACCCCCAAATCATGGATCCGACCCACAGCTCGCAGCGTCTCGCCGCCCCGCGCACCTGGCGCCACCGCCGCCGCGCCGGCCTTGCCGTCCGGCCCCAGCACCCGCACCACACGCGCGGTCGAATAAACCTTCGGGATCAGGTCAACCAGAATCCGCCCCGCGTGCCGGATCGCCCGGCTCAGATTGTCGATGTAGTGGAAGGTCGAGACGTCGCCCTCCCGCTGCCGGGCCAGGATCGCCCGCCCGCTCGTTTCGTTCGACCGCGCGCCCAGGCTGGCGTCGTGCAGCCCCATGATCGACTTCATGTCGTCGGCCGCGTTCAGCGCCTCCTGGAGCGGCCCTGCGGGCACACCGGCGAACGGCTGGCGTTGCGGCGGTTCGGGCCCGTCATACTCGATATAGGCATGGGTCTCGGTGTTGGCGCTCGCCCACTTGGCGCTGTCCGTCTCAAAGGCGCCGCGACGGCCAATGAAGGGCGCCTTGGGCGCCAGGGCCACCAGCTCCGTCGAGGCCGTCCGCCAGTAGTTGAACATCCGCTGCGGGTCCTTGGCGTCGCGCACCAGCCCGCGAAGCCGTCGTCGCCCGTCGACCATCAGTTCCTCGCCAAAGACAGGCACGATGGGGATGAACCGCCCCGGCCAGTCCACGGTCTCCAGGATCTCGGCGCCCGAGACGATCCGCTGTGTCACCTTGTGGCTCGCCACCTGCCGCGGCCGCCCGATGGGCTTCACGCCCAGCGCCTCGAACAACGCACGCTCGGCCTTGTAGGTCGCTTCCTCCACCACGCGCCCGTCCGAGAGCGCAAGCATGGTGCGGCTGACCCGCTCACGCCGCCACCACTCGGCGACAGCCACGCGATCGCCCTCATGGCGCGAGCCGGCGTCGATCGCTCCGGCGCCTGGCCAGTCCACCGTCTGCGCCCCGGGCCAGCGGGCCAGGAATTCCGCCCGTTCTGGGCTCTCCACGACGAATGCAATGTTCCAGTCGGCGCTGTCGGCCGCGGTCGAGTTGGGATCGCCGTAGATGCTGAACGGATTGGCCACCCGCTCGATCGCCAATTCCTGATCAAAGCCGTCATCGGCCGCATACCGTGTGTTGATCCGGAAGTAGCCGAACCCGCAGGTCACAGCGAAATCCAGCGCCGTGTCATAGGCCACCTCGGCGTCCGAGCTCTGCTCCACGTGCCGGATCAGGCCATTGAACACCTCCGCCGTCTCGGGATCCGCCGCCGAGTCCACCGGATGCACGTGAATGGCCGGCTTGTTCTGCCGCGCATCGTTCACGACCTGTCGAACAAAAGCCGGAAGTCGGTTGATTGTTAGACACGGGCGGCTCTGCCGCTCCCGCTGGCGGCGGACGGTGTCCGGCCACTGTTCCCCAAGCCTGGCGAACCTCAGGTCGTCCAGCGCCTCACGCCGGTTCTCGGCCTCAGCGTCGGCGGCGCGCGCAAAAGCTTCGCGCGCTTCAGAAAGCAGCTCGTCGTCGGACAAGGTTGTCATCCATGGCTGAAGGCCCGCGAAGCCTGCGCCGCGCGGGATCGCGAGCCCAAACGCCCGCGGTGTCAGAAGTTCAGAGGATCAGAGGATCAGAGGATCAGAGGATCAGAGGATCAAAATTCAAACGATCGGGAACCATCCCGGAGCGCGCCAT